GCGCGCGTTGACTCCGATCCCGGATAGATCAGCTTCACGCACGCTGCCACACACCGCGCCCCACGCGCGTTGCTCGCCAGGAATGCCTGACCAGGGGTGATCGTCAACGGATTGGCTGCCGTCATGGTCTGGGACGTGGTTCCGTTGACCGAATCGCACGTAATCATCATCGTTCCCGATGAATTGACATACCCAGGAGTCCAATGGACCACTCCCGATGTGGTGCCTGCCGACGTGCCCCAAGTGATAAAACTCTCTGCACGAAACAGAAAACCCGCTTCACCACCGGGATACACCGGGTGCACCAGCGGCGCATTGCACGGGTCCATGAGCAGCCGCGCATACCCACTCCCTTTCTCATCTAGTGCAGTTCTCATCCCCCCGCGACGCACGCGTGTTGTCATTGTGGGCTTCTTCTTGCCGCTCATCGTCTTCTTACCTTTCTTTGCCATTGTTCTCTGGACAGTTACGGGCGGATTCCCAGCTTCTTAAGCCCCTGGGTGGGCTGTCACCAGTTTCTTCCTGATTCAATTCTCGCGGTCAGCAATAACAAGCACCCCGCATCACGCTCTCCTCGTGGCTACACAAACTGTCCCCGCGTCCACCCGTGGGCACGGTCCAGCTCGTCGGGCTCAAACTCTGTCCACCCTTCCGTCACCTCGAAGTCCTCGCCGTCCCAGCCATTTCGCGCATCTCGGTGATCCTCCTCCACTTCCTCCTCCGACCACACCTCAGACTCCTCCTCCTCCGGCAGCACACGCCCGAACCGCTTCTTCAGCGTCCGGCCGCGCTCGTCCTGGAGGCGGCGGCGGGGCTCCTTATTGGGGCCCCACACCGCGGTGGGGGGCGGTCGCCCGTCGTTGGCGCGTGTCACGGGGTGCGTGGTCGCCGGAATCCGGCGAATTGGGATGGCCTTTGGCAGAATGTGCGCAGTGGGCGGCACGTACCGCTCCTTCGACGCCACCTCCCTGGCCTCCTCCTCCTCCGCCTCGGCCGCCCAGGAGATCGGCATCAAGACCGACTCACTGGGCAGCTCCTTCTCCGGCTCCATCCACAGCACCCGCTCGTCGCGCTCCACGGCCCGTAACAAGCCTCGCAGGCTGGGTTTCAAGCCCACCTCCGGGCCGAAAGGGCTCTCGGCCACCGCCCACCGAAGTCGCTCGTCCTCCACGTCCCCGTGGGTCTCGAGCACTTTCGTCAGGAGTTTAATTGCGCCCTGCCTCCACGCCGCAAATGCGGGCGCGAATGCGTGCGTTGGCACGCCTGCGGACAGCAACATGGACCCCATGCGCATGGCTTCCATCACCACTAGCTCCTTCTCGGTCTTCATCCACTTCAGCCCTGGGTAGGGCATTTGTGAGAGCGTGCGGGGCACGTCTGTGCAAACCGTCACCTGGCCGCCAAGCACGTGAAAGTAGCTGCCGATAAAGAGAAATGGCACCTGTTCCAGTGCCTCCTGCAGGGTGCGAGCAGTCACCTTCACGAACTGCTCCACCTTCAGGTCAAATCCCATGTCCGCGCCGATCTTCCGCAAGCAGTCGCCCCAGGGCCCCTCCTCGTGTTCCGTGGAGGGCCACTTGGCCAATGCGCGGTTGATCAGCACGTCCATCAGCATGTCATTCACCTTGCTTTGAAGCGGCATACCGGACGGTCCGGCGTGTCGCCACCGCCGCACCAGCGTCCCCGACACCACCACCAAACGCTCCCTCGCGTACTCGTACCACAGGTCCGCCGCGGCAGCGTCAATAACCATGAGCTGCCCTCGCACGGCTTCGTGCACCGCTCGTGTGGTGTCGCTGTGCTGCGTCAGGTCAAAATTGGAGCCGTCCAAGGCATACATGTAGTACACGCCCCTCTCCTCGTGGATGACCCACGAGTCGTCGCCGACGTGCACGTACGCGTTTCCTCGCTCCTTCACCCTGCGCTCCAACTCCTCCACCAGGCGGCCGGCGTTTCCCCTCACCAGCGACAATCCTATCCCTGTGGCCGATCCCTCGAGAATGGTCCGGCTCAGCGCCTCCAGGGGCTGCGTCGCCACCTGCATGTTCAACATGATCTGCCGAGGCATCACGTTGTAGAAGCGCAAGAAACCGTCCTCCACCTTCTCACGGGGGTAGTAATCCGCCTTCGCCTTCCCCTTCAGCGCGACCAGCCACGGCTGACTGGCCTCCAAGTCCTCTTTCCACTCCTTCACTCCGCGCGGACCGCGACGTACGGCCGAGGTGATCCCCTGCCGCACGCTCACCGCCAGCCCCAGGACCTTCGTCCGGGCCAGCGCGTCGCTCCATTTTCCGAGTACCGGGAAACCATTCTCCGATTTCTCGTTTACGGAGACCGCCTGCGGCGCGTCCTCCCGCGCCGCCAGCGGGTAAGGGGCGAGGGCGTGGCGCGGCAAATGGTCAATGCGGATGCCCGTGTTGTCCAATGCGTACCTAGCCTCCGCCTCCGTCACAGGGTTCGGCACAACCGCCCCCTGCTTCGGATAGGCCTTCCGCACACGCCCCAGCGCGTGCTCAGCCCCCCCATCGACGTAGAAGCGATTCTCAATCCGCTCCTTTACCAGTCCCTGCCCGGCGAACGTCTCCGCCGGTAACGCGGCGTATATCGGCGAGAGTATCGAGTACGCCTCTCCGGATCGAACACGCAGCGAAATCTTTCCCGCTTTAGCCGTAGCGTAAGTGGGCTTCATACGTTGGTGCACCATCGGATCGACGGTCAGCTCGCGGGGGATCGCAAACGACTTCGACATCTCCATATCCAACCCCTGCAACTGCTCCACCTGCCACTGAATACTCTTCCCTTTCTCCGCGCGCTCCATGAACTTCTCACCGGGTGTGAAGTACGACGAAGGCGCAGCGGCAAGCAATACAGACTCTGTACGGGGGGCGCGCATGGGGTTTGACATGTTTGCAACGATTCGACTTAGGGCGGTCTTCCAGGCAAAGGCCCACTGGATAGCCTAATAATACTAATCATTTGTTTACGGGGGTGGCACGCAGCCTCCCCCGTAAACAAATGATTAGTATTATTAG